CTAGTGTATCATTAACTGTAATAGTTGCAGTGTCTGCTGCAAGAGCTCCGTTAGAAGAACAGTTAGTGTATTTAGTGTGTAGTCTTCCTTGTTCTGCCCATTTAATAAGGTCAGAATTAGAAGGCATTTCAGCTCCTACTAAACGTAGAAACGATGCTACGGTACGGTTTCCGTACCGCTCAAACTCCTTTTCGTATGTATCGGGTAGATACTGATTTAAGAAATCAAAGTTTGTAATGTAATTTGATGCCAAGGGGACTTGCTCCGCACTTGGTTGTAAGGCGAACCCGGGGGATGCCTGAACAGCTCCTGCCATAATTTTGTTTTTTTAAGTTTTACGATTTTTTAATACTTCTAATTTTTAGCCCTCTGCCCGAATCAGGGTTTACAGACCTAACTTTGAAATCGCCCCGACTTGTGGTTTCTGTTGCTTTGCGCTCCGTCATATTTATATTTTTGGTTTTGCGCATAACATCTTCTGTTGCTTCGGATTTACCTTGCTCATAAAAGAACTTGGCAAATTTGTCTGGGTTCATTGCGATTGCTAAAGCCTTATGATAACCTACAGCGTCATTAATTAAGCCGTCTTCATCCAAATACTTGTTTATAAAGTTCATTGGAGTTTCTTGAGCCTTCTTTAAACTCTGAGAATCATTAGGGGAGAAAGTGATTTTTTTATCATCTAAATTGAAATCAAAACCTTTGAAATCATCATTGAACACTTCGTCTGTTTTTTTAATAAACCAACTCCGTTTTCTTTCACCTTCTTCCTGCTGGGTTTTAGCCGATTCTAAATACTGCTTATAAGCTGCTAGTTCTCCTGCATTGGAATCACCAACTACTCTTGACTCAAGAGGTTGTTTATATAATTCTTTTTGCTCATTAAAAAACTTCTTCGCCTTAGCAATAGTTTTCTTTTTTGCTAATTTAGTTTTTTTGATTACCGCCTCATCGTCAAGGTCTTCATCGTAAGAATATTCATCCATAATAGAATCAATATCTTCAGGGTCTAAACCTTCTTCGGTAGCTAGTAAATACTCTCTTAGCAAATTATCTGGATTCATAGAGTCGAAGTCTCTTTGCAATTTAACATAGTCTTCAATACCACGTCCAGTTTCTTTTTTGTACTTAAAGTAAGCAGCAACATCCTCCGGCATTTCCTCTGCCGATTCACGTTCTGAAATTAATTCATCAAAAGAATTAATCTGCTTACCATAGCGTTTTCCAATATATGAAAGAACGTCAGACTCATTTAACTCTAAGTCTTCTTTTTTTTCTGATTCTTTAACATCTTGCTGAACATTTTCATCTAAAGCATCTGTTATTACCTCTTTGGTAGAATCTTCAAACTTTTCTTCATGCTTTTCAAGAAGCTCTTGTTCTACTTCTTGAACAGACTTTTGTTCTGGCGCTTCTAGCGCTCTCACCTTTAATTCCATTTGATATAATTTAAGTTACAAAATTAGTTATTTTTTAAACGCTCTATTTAGCGTATTATCTAGGCTCAAATTCTGATAAATCAAAACCGTCCAGACTATCCTCGTTAGACTCGAAATTCTGAGGCGGTAAATTATTCTTACGTTGTGTAATTAATTTAGACTGTTCAGTATTTTGCTGACTAATACGACTGCTTTTTGCTTTTTCTTTTTGCTGTTCTCTTTGAGATAAAGCATTTTCATCCAAGCCCCTTAATTGCAAGTTATAACTAAACTCTTGCTGCATAAGTTGAGATTTAAGCTGCGCTTCCATTTTATTCTTTTCTATTTCAAAAGCAACCTCAGCTTGTTTAATCTTCATTTTAGATTGAGTCTCTAATTCTATTTTTTGCAATGCTACTTGCGCCGCCATTTCCTGAGACTTTAACTGTTGCTGGGAAACCATAGCCTGCTGTTGCATTTTCATTTTCTCATCCCTATCCTGTTTAGATATTCTTTTTACCTTCAATAATTGATTTGCTAATTTGAGATTTTTAATCTCCCTAATATCAATCGCATCTTCAAGGTTAATATCGCCTTTGGACAAAGCCATTTGAATGTTTTGCTCAAGCATTGCTTTTTGTTCCTCATCCGGAGAAAGCTCTATAAATACCCCAAAATCATAAATATACAAGTCAGATATTTCATTTAATATGCTGACGTTGTATTTTCCAATCTTATTAATAAAGTCATCTTTAAAATCAGAATACTCTAATACATCTGCAATCCTATAAGTCAAAGCTTCGGCTAATGTTCTGTAGATATAAAGACTACCCTCTAATATGTGTCGAGTCGCTGTATTCGAATTTAATGCAGCAAGCTTCTGAACGCCAACCAAAGCATCTGGAGATGGCGTAGAACCGTCCCTCGCTTCATTTAAGCCCGTTACAGAGCGAATCATATCTAAGTAATGATTATAGTTAGCTATGAGCATTTGTGTCTTAGAAGCGCCTGAATTGCTTGTGAGCTGCTGTATAGGAACTTTGCCTTGATTGTATTCCCCGTCTTGATTATAGCTTCTGCCTACAACACTACCCGTTTGGAAGTAAAGCCTTAAAGCGTCTGATGGGTCATAAGCAGCTCCGTTACCTAAGTCAACCTCATTCAAGCCATCCGCATCAATATATACTCCATCGGGAACAGTCCTAGCAATTACTTGCTGTAGTTTTAAATGAGTGATTTGAATCAAATCAGCAAAAGGAATCATTCTTCTGACTAAAGACTCAATAACGCCTTTATACATTCTTGGAGCTACCGCCACATAGTTAGGAATAGCGTGTTGTGAAGATGATTTAGGACGAACCATATTTTCTTCAAGCTCCCACTTCAAGATAATATTAGTGCCCATAACCATCACGCCACTATACCAAACATCAATAGTTTTTTCAATCTTTTCAAATCTACCTTCATCCATCATTTCTTGTGGTGGATTAAACGTGTCATCCTTTTCAATTAACTTAGAAGCTCCACCTTCAAGAATCTTTTTCTTATATACTATTTTTTTACTTGTCTTGTAGTTAAAATACATTAATGTACAAGTGTCTCTGTAAAAAATATCATTCTCATAGAATTGAGCAACATTATAATAATCAAACCAGCTTTGACTATATTTAGATATTTCATCTAAATCTTCGTTGGTCAACGACTGGTCTATCTTAAAAAGCTCTGTAATCGGAAGTGTCTTAATTTCACCCCAATAAAAACAATCTTTAAAATGAGGGTCTTCGGTGTAACTGTAAACCACGTTAGCCGGGTCAACATAAGATATTTTAACTCCAGAACCAGGAAGGAACTCGTGCTTGGCTACACTCATGCCAATTACAGTACTGTCATAATCAAGCTGCTTACGAATATCATCATAATGATTTTCAGAAAACATCGTGTCAATAGCTTCTTCCTCTGCTATTTCAATTGCTGGTTTATAATTAAGATTCATGTACAAGGATAATTCCTCGTCTGAAGAAGGAAGTTCTTCAGGGTCCATAACAAAAGGATTAATACCGGTCTGCTCTTGTATGTCAGATAGAATATCTTTAGCAGCCATTTGGCCCTCTATCATGTCCTGATATTTACTTCTCTTAGATTGAGATAATGCGTCTTGAGCATAAGCCTTAACCTTAAACTCTCGGTCCTGCATACCATTAACAACTACATCTACAAATTTCGGCAAAATAGGAACTGGTGTCCAATCTAAATTAAGATATGACAAATCTCCATCTACAGATAATTCGTTTTTGTACTTTGCTACTGATTGTTCACCTCTAGCATATAATCGTAATTTATGGAAGTCTCTCCATTGATTATAATATCTGCATTGATTCCCGTCTTTTTTAAACCACTCGTATTGAATCGCCTGTCCTATCTGTAGACCAAATTCATAAGTGGCCTTTTCAGAGTCAGAAACAAATTGACTTGGAAAGCCAGCAGATGCAATGTCTATTTTAACATCTCTCATCTATCTAATTAATTCACTTAATGTTCCGCTATTTGTATATCTTGCAAAGTTAAGGTTTATTTTCGATTGTTTTTTCTCTGGCAAATACAAGTGCCTTTGAGTTGCCATAATCGCTAAGCCCGAACTAATACTAGCATCAAACTTAGTTCTATTACTAATATCAAACTTAGCCCAATCCTCTAAGGTTCTATTAAATAACATAGAACCCATATCATCTCTACTTCTATATTTACCCTCAAAATCAATCCCAATATTCTTCTCAATATAAGACTCTATTGCAGATGCGTGAGCTTGCTTTATATCCTCCGAACTATTAGGTATTCCTCCCAATTCTTTTTCC